CTCTTAATAAAATATTTAATGATTATTTAATTCCGACTACTTAGGCTAAAGCTATAAGGGGTAGTTTATGCTTAATGATCAAGAGATTCGTTCAGAGTATGAAGATAATTACAGATATAGCAACGACTATTGGAATCCATTTATTCAGCAAGCACAGGTTTATACTTTAGCAGCAGCCGGGCAAACTTGGTCTGGTCCTGAAATACAGAAGTTCTTGCATGAGAATAGAGAGCCTTTAGAGCTTAACATCATGAGGAGACCGCTTCAGTTCTTCTCGGGTTATCTAAGAGACAACCTAAATTCAATAGTCATTGGACCGGTAGAAGGTAGCGACCAAAAGACAGCCGACCAGTTTACAACGCTATCTTATGATGCATGGGACAAAGGCAATGGCTACAACACCTTTTTAGATTCATGTGATGAGGGAATGAAATCCGGGATAGCTCTTTGTGGTTTACAGATGGATTATAGAAGGGATTTCATTAATGGGGAGATAGGCTTTTTCAAGAGAACCTCTAACGCCTTTCTTCTTGATCCTACATTTGAGCAGATAGATTTAGAGGATTGTTCTTTTGCTATTACAAGAGACTTGTTGAACAAAGACTTGGTTAAATCGTTACTTCCATTCATTGACCCTCAAATGATAGATGATATTCATGGAGGTATTCACGATAACAAGTTTCTAAAGTTTCACCCTAATTTCGGGAATGTAAGAGATAAGCGCAATGTCATAGCATACGATCAATATTACAAGCGTATCACAAAGAAAAGGCTGATGCTTGTTGATAGGGATGGTTCAGATTACAAAGATGTTACCGACTACGACAAGGACAAGAAAGAGCAGCTTAGAATGGGGATTAAACGCCTGCATGACCTACACAGGGACGCTGATTTACTAGGGATTGATAGAAGAGACCTACCGCCATTAGTAGAGCTTGAGACAGTAGATAGAGGCTTTGTAGAGTTAAATATCATGTTGAATGGTCAAAGGGTATGGGATGGAGAGGACAAGACAAAGATAAATGAGACTTATCCATTTGCGCCGGTGATGTGGTATTTCGAGCCTTCAATTTGGAATCCTAGCCAGAGGATACAGGGATTGCCTTCAACGCTTTACTCTGCTAATCGCCAGTTTAATAAGCGACACATGAAAATAGTTGATATGATGGATACAGACATTTCAACAGGCTTTAAATATCTACTAGGTTCTGTTCCTGATCCTGAAGAATTAAAGCAAGCTGGGCAGAGTAGAATTATAGGAGTTGATCCTGCTAATGCACCAGAGGGATTAAATTCTGTTCAGCAGCTAACAGGGGGGGGGACAAATCCAACGCTTATTGAGTATCAGAAAATATTAGATGATCTGACTTTAACCTTAGCGAATGTGAATGAATCAGTTCTGGGGATAGATGAGAAGGGAAACACGCAAGTATCTGGTAGATTAGCGCAGGTAAGAATAGCTCAAGGGTTACGATCTAATCGCAAAGTCTTTGACAACATTGAGTTTAGCCAGAAGATATTGGGGGGATTAGTTTTAAAGGCAATACAGCGTAATTACACCCCGGCTAAAGTCAAACGAATATTAGGGGAAGATCCTACAGATCAATTCTATAATGATGATTTTGAGCAGTATGATGCAATTGTCAAAGAGGGAATCCGTTCACAGTCTCAGAAGGATGCATACTATCAAGAGTTAGTGACTTTGAAGCGTGAGGAGATAGTAAATGTTCCAGAGGTAGAAATTATTGATGCCCTTCAAATGGCAGGCATGAGCAAGTTACAGAAAGCTATTGCCAAGCAATCTAAGCAGCAAGCAGCGCAAGAGAAAGAGACACAAGACAAGGCAAACGCATTAGTAGAAGCGACAATGGAAGATAAGAAAGCCTTAGCACACGAGAGGAACACAAGAGCAGATGCTAATGAAGGGTTAAGAATGGAAAGAGCGTCTGAATCTGTTCAGAACATGGCTAAAGCAGAACTTGATAGAGCAAAAGCGATAGTTGAAATTTCACAGTTAGAAGATTCCAGAATCATTGAAGCATTAAGAATAATGAATGAAATAACAGCACAAGAAGAAGCCAAGAAAGAAATGCAAGATGCCAAGATTGACATTGAATCTGATGAGAAAGAAACGACTAAAGGAAACACAGCAGCAAGTTTAACAAGTTAGTGTGCTAAACAACAAAAAAATAGAGTTTATTAATGTAAAGTATACAAGGTATACTTTTAAACAACCAGAGGTTTTATGAAAAAAACATCTATGACAAGTCCGGTGGGAATGTATTCTCACAAATCAAACCCTGTTTCACAGCCTAGCAGAGTACCAAGGGAGTTCGGACCAAATTCGAACCCTGATGCGAAGAAAGCTAATAGTCTTTTAAAGAAAGCGTATTCTGAGAACGATTCTCTTCGGGGAAAAATGGGAATGTAGTTTATGAAAATGATGCGAGACCCGGAAAGTAAGTTAATATTGCCTGAACAATTCATCGATGAGCGTACATCGTTAAAAACAGCAATAGATGAAATTATTGACAAGGCAGTTAATGCAGCTTCCCATATCAAGGAAAACTATTTTCTGACGATACACGCAAAGTTTAGTGAACAAGATTCTACGCAGTTTAAAGTGGATGCACCGAAGCTAACAATGGAATTACCTCAATTTATAAGTAATTCGTTTGTTTTCTGGGTAAGTCCGAAACGAGGTATATGTGAGATGTTGTGGATGATACCGCCCAAATTACCGGGTGAGAAGTTACAACCTCGCTTTAATACCGAAGGTGTAGCCTACCTTCAAGCAAAAGGCGCAATGCCATCATAAGAGGCTATCTTATGTTTAAAGCGGGTTATATATGACAGATACCGTTGCTGGTAAAGAGGAAGTAAAAGAACCTCAAGAAGAAAAAGAAGTTGAACTTCAGGAAGTTGTGCAAGAAGAAGCTGCGCCTGCTGAAGAGGAGAGTGCTACTTTTGAGCCTGTTGCTGAAGAAGCAAGAGATAAGCAAGTACCGCTTTCAGCTTTAGTTAAAGAACGTAGGAAGAGGCAGGAAGTAGAGCAGGAGAACAAAGCCTATCGTGATCTTAACATTAAGAAGTTAAGGGAAGAAGCTGCTCCTGCTGAAGAAGAGGATGGTAGCCAATATGAACCTGTAACAAAAGCAGACTTTAAGAAAGAAAAGTTTGGAATGATGCAGGCAATGGAAGAAAACCAATGGATTAAGCACAATCCTGAGAAAGCACAAATTGTAAATGAGAAACTAACAGATTTTTTAAACACTAAGCCACACCTGAAAGCAGCGTTAAACCAATGTGTTAATAGATATGAAGAGGCATGGGATATGATGGAGAGATACACAGACAAGCCGAAAGCTCCTGTCAAGCAATCTCCGGTTAGAAGAGAAGCTCCCGGCTCTCCGTCATCAGTTCCTAAAGGAGCAGGCATTAATCAATCAATTGATTTAATGGGAATGAATGACAGTGATTTTAATGCATGGAGGTCATCTCAACGCAAGCGAAGGTAGTGGTGTAAAGGAGAAAAGCTATGACTGTAACTACTACTGCTACATATGGTTCTATGTCCAATTTATGGGCGCATAGAGCTTTATTGCAAAGATCAAAGCCTTTCAATGTTCACAATCTTTTTGGAAAGAAGTTTTCACTTCCAACTAAAAGCACAAGAACAATTGGAATGAGAGGGCAAGAGAATTTCAATTCTGATCCTGTTGTATTATCAGAGGACAGAGATCCAACCCCTGAAGTTGTAAACAAAAGAGATATCAACGTAACTGTCCAAGAGTTTGGAAAAGTAACATTGTTATCTAGAACAGTTCTTTTGGTCGTTGAAGATGATACTGCTAATGAAACCGCAGACAATTTATCACAAGCAATGCACACCATGTTGGATAAAGTAACTAGAGGAGTATGGGCGAGTTCCATTCCTCAGATTTCTTGCTTAAATGGAACAAATGGCAATGCCATCACCGAGCTAACAGAAAAAGACTTAGACAGAGCTGTTTCTTACTTAGATGAGAACAA